ATAGCCATTATGGTTTTACTTTCAGTCTTTACGGCTTTCATTGATATATCAATAGGAATTTACTTTGGAGTTATGACAAACGTAGTTGTAAACTTTTTTAAGTATGTAATTAATAAACGAGATATTGCATAATGTATGAAGATAAAATATTTGGATTGTTAGCTTGTGTTGTATGGTATTTTTTAGGACGCCACCTTGGCTATAAAAAAGGCCACACAGCAGCATTAGAAGCATGTGATAGTGTAATAAGTGAAGTTATTGCTGACGTGCAAAATGGTGACTACTCAAAATGGACGGATGACGAAGAAAGTGAAGATTCTTAATCTTATAAATAAAGTTTTAATGAATGTAAGATTATGGAATTTATTACTGACGAGATAGTGAAGTGGCAACCATCTGACATGGTGGAAATAACCCTTCAAGAACCTGATGACTTTTTAAAGATTAAAGAAACACTGACCCGTATTGGTGTATCCTCTAAAAAGAATCGAAACACACTGTATCAGTCGTGTCATATTTTGCACAAACAAGGCAGATACTTTATTGTACATTTTAAAGAATTATTTTTATTAGATGGTAAACCTGCAAACCTAACAGAGAATGATGTTCAACGTAGAAACACAATTACTGAACTTTTATCTGATTGGGGTTTATTAGATATTGTAGATCATTCAATATTAGAAAATAGATTTGCTTCTTTAAAACAAATTAAAATTTTATCACATCGAGAGAAAAGTGATTGGAACTTAGAGTCTAAATACTCTATAGGAAATATTAGGAAATAATTATGGCAACTGACTTAACTAAATTAACTAAACTAGAACTAGAAGCTTTAGGTCGTGAATACGATATTGAACTTGATCGTAGATTAACAAAGGCTAAATTAGTTGAACAACTTGATGCACATATTAAATGGTGTGCATGTGGAAAGACAGAAGACCCAAATGGTGCCTGTGATGGTTCACACGCTAAAAAAGAAGAAGCTCCATTAGAAACTACTAAAAAAGTTCTAAGAGACGAAACTGGCGCTATTGTAACTTTTCCAGATTCAGTATCAGCTAAAGGTGCAGGACACCGAGCTGGTGGAAAAGCATATAATTTAAATGGCAATTGGGTTGTAAAACTTTACTAATTTTATATAAATAATTTTGAAGATGCTCGAGTGAGGTCTTCATTAATTAATAACTTGCTTAATAAGGAGGCAAAAAAATGACACAGTTCACAACTGCACACATCGGTAGCATTATAGATATGCTACAACCAGATAACCGATTTATCGGTTTCGACACAATGTTCGATAGACTCGAACGAAGCGTACAATACCACGATACAAACTTTCCTGTATACAACGTGGTTCATAATAAAGAAAATGATTCGTACGTTATTGAATTAGCACTTGCTGGATATAGTGATGATGATATCACGATTACAGTAGATGATCAAACACTTATTATCAAAGGTGATAAAGGTGAAGATCAAAAACAGTATACCCACAAAGGAATTGCTTTTCGTAAGTTTGAAAAGCGTTGGACACTTGGTGAGTATATGGTTGTACAAGGTGCATCGTTTGAAAACGGATTATTAAAAATAGAAATCGATAAAGTTATTCCAGACGAAAAGAAGCCAAGAGTAATTACTATTGGCAAAAAAAATGCAAAAAAGACTTTACTTAAAGGATAGTCTATTGTATAATAATGGCATAATTTAAGAAACAAAGTAAGATATATATGACTGAACAACTCCTGCTTATAGGTGGGTAAAGTATCGGAGCTTGATGGGGACGGCCAAGTGGAAATAACCATACAGAGTAAACCGAGTTTGTTGGATAAAACTACTATAAGGTTAGTTGCAAGGCGTTGCAACTCTGACAATACGGGTAAAGAGTAAATCCCGTTTTATATCTAGGAAGCTCGGAGAGGTCGCTCCTCTCCAATCTTCTGTCTTTTTGTTCTTTACTTTTTCAAATGATTTTAATATAATGGTAGCATGTTAAAAGAATTTTACACAAACATAGATAGATACGGAAACAAGCTTTTATATCGTGGTTACGATTCAGAAGGTAAACGCGTACAAAAAAGAGTTCCGTACAAACCTACACTTTATCTACAGTCTAAAAACAAAACGACTAAATGGAAATCTATTTACGGTGAGAATGTCGAACCGATAACTTTTTCTTCCATGTATGAATGTAAAGAGTTTTGTAAGACACACGAAACCGTTGCAAATATTTACGGAAACAAAAAACATATCCCTGGCTTTATTCAAGAAGTTTTTCCAAACGAAATTTCTTTTGATCGTGATTTGGTAAATGTAGTTTCTTATGACATTGAAACAGAAATGGGATTAGGTTTTCCCGATCCCGATAATGCAATAGTTCCTATTCTTTCTATTGCACTAAAAAGTTCGCGTGAAACTTTCTATCGTGTTTGGGGTATGGGTGATTACGATAAAGAAAAGTCTGAACTAGATTTAGATATTGAATATTATCGTTTTGATTCAGAGCCTGAAATGTTAGCACACTTTGTTGACTATTGGTCAACTGCAGAAAACACGCCTGATATTATTACAGGCTGGAACACAAGACTTTTTGATACACCATATACTATTGCACGAACTGCTTATTTGCTTGGTGATAAAGTAGCTAATCGTCTTTCACCTTGGAATAAAATTGATCGTAATGAAATATATATTCGTGGACGTAAAAATGTTGCATTTAAAATTTCGGGTATCAATGAATTAGATTATCTTGATTTGTTTAAAAAGTTTGCATACACTTATGGTAATCAAGAATCTTATTCTTTGAATCATATCTCTCACGTTGTGCTTGGTGATACAAAGATTGATTATTCTGATGTTGGTTCACTACAGCGTTTATATGAATCTGATTACCAAAAGTTTATTGATTATAATATTAAAGACGTAGAGTTGATTGATAGACTCGAAGAAAAACTAGGCTTGATTACACTAGTTATGACAACTGCATATCTTGGTGGTGTAAATTATAATGACACGCTTGGAACAACTGCAATATGGGATTCAATTATCTATCGTAACTTATGTAGAAAAAATCAAGTCCCACTTGCTAAACAAATACCACAATCAGATTATACTATTCGTGGTGCAAAAGAAGAACCTTCACAACAGATTGCTGGTGGTTATGTAAAAGAAGTTCAAGAAGGAATGCATAATTGGGTTTTATCTTTTGACTTAAACTCTCTATATCCTAGTATTATTATTCAGAACAATATGTCGCCTGAAACACTTTTACCTAATATGTTAAACAATCATATTTCTCCAGATAGAATTTTGTCGGGAGATATTAAAGTTGATTCAGAAGCTTGTTTGTGTGGTAATGGTTCAGCATTTAGAAAAGATAAGAAAGGTATCATTCCAGAAATTGTAGAAAGACTTTATGCAACTCGTGTAGAAGTTAAGAAACAAATGCTTGATGAAAAACGTAAGCTTGAGTTAGTGCCTCAAAACGAAAAGAAAAAATACCAACAGATAGAATCAAATATTGCAAGACTTGAAACATCACAAACTGCAATCAAGATTCTACTTAACTCTCTTTATGGTGCTATGGCTAATAAGTACTTTAAGTTTTATGAACCACAGATTGCTGAAGGTGTAACTCTTACAGGTCAGACAGTTATTAAGCGTGGTGAAAAAGCTGTAAATGAATATATGCAAAGTATTATGGAAGATGATAAAGACCGCGTGATTGCAATCGATACTGATTCACTTTATATTACAGTTGATGATATTATTGAAAAACATGCTTCTGATAAAGAACCAATCGAATGGTTAGATCAGTTTGCAAGTGATGCTTTAGAAAAAGTTTTGGAAAAAACTTATGGTAAGTATGCTGAAGAAACAAATGCATATACAAACCGTATGGTTATGAAACGTGAAGCAATTGCTGACCGTGGTATATGGACTGCAAAGAAAAGATATATTCTTAACGTGCATAATAATGAGGGTGTACAATATGCACAACCTAAGATAAAGATGATGGGTATCGAAGCTGTAAAATCATCTACACCTATGGTTTGTCGTGAGGCAATGAAAAAAATGTTTATATTAATGATGAATGCTGATGAGAAAGAAACTCAAGATGGTATTAAATTATTCAAACAACATTTTACTTCTTTGCCTCCTGAAGATATTTCTTTTCCTAGAGGTGTAAGTGATGTAAGCAAGTTTGCATCTCGATCTACAATTTATGTAAAAGGCACACCAATGCATTGTCGTGGTGCTTTACTTTTTAACCACTATTTAAAAGTTCATGGTTTAGAAAATAAATATGAAAAGATTCAAGAAGGGGATAAGATTAAATTTTTATATCTTATGACGCCAAACCCTTTTAAAGAAAATGTCATTGCTTTTAAAAATGTGTTGCCAAAAGAGTTTGACATTCACAAGTATATAGATTATAATACACAATTCAAAAAAACATTCTTAGACCCTTTAGAAATAATTTTAGATTCTATTGGTTGGACTGCTGAACCAAAAGCAAACCTACAAGAATTTTTTGAGTTTTA